CTTCAATTTATTTCCCGAATCAAACAAAGCGGCGCGGTCTGCCTCGACCAGTTCGGCTTCGATTTCATCCAGATTCGTGTTGTCTGTTCTGTGGACATTGAGATAGACCGTATCCGTTATTGCTAACAGGGCGCGTTTAGAGCCAGCAGGTGAAGGAATAACGGCGGGAGCCTCGAAAATATCCCGTTTGTCTCCATTGACCACAGCTAGTTTTCCAGACTGGATAACTACCAGATGCTCGCGCTTATGTCTTTTGCCAACCACCAAAACACCGGCCGGTTGGAACAATTGCCGTACATAACAACCGTCAGCGAAAAAGTGTTCTGTCCTCAACTCAACTTGAGGAAGTTTCGCGGCTTCTTCTTGAAGGTGACATATTTTTGCGTCACCACTAACGAGGGTCGGGGCGTTCATCAGACCGCCGTCAGCGGTTGGATGTAAACCAGTGCAGGGCCAGCAGCGGAACCGATGGCAGTCACATCAAAGCCACCTTGCGGGACGACATACTGGACGGGTTTCTGCATGGAGGGAGGAAGGACGATTACAGAATCATTCGCGCCATCCCCTGGTAGTACAGCGGAAACAGTTTTCCCAATAGGAGCAACATAGACGGCAACGGTAGTGGTTCCGGTGTTCAGGAATGAGGCCACATTGCTCATTGTGTTCACTGTGGGGGAAATCGTGACCGCAGCGTGAGAGGTCGAACCCACCGACAGGGCGTAAGTCGGGCCAGCGGGTTGTAAGACTTGTGTCGTGGACATAATCGAGTCCTCAAAAAATAGGGGCCGAAGCCCCTATGGTTAGGACGCGATGAGGCCCAAGGTTTTCAGAACCAGCACCAAGTCGCCCACGGTGTAAGCAGTCGTCCCCGTACCACCGTCGAAAGTGGTATTGGTATAAACCGCCGTGGTTGAACCGGCTGTTACCGTGTGGGCATTGCCCGCAGCGGTTTGTTGGGCAACGGGAGTCGTGCCGTAGAAACCCACCAGCGAGGAAGAAGCCCCGCCAACGATTTCCGGGCTACCACCACCCATGTATTCGGTACTCGAAACTACATTAGGTCCGGGATTGGACATGATTTATCTCCTGAAAATGGAAAAACCCCCTTTCGGGGGTTAGGGGGTTTAGCCAGTGACGCGGCAAGACAGTTCGGGATACAGCGGAGCCCAGCCTGCCAGCAAATCAAGGCGGGTCGGAATGCTGTCGTTGTTGATCGTGTACTGCTTCACGATACGAATTGACATCCCCGTATTCTTGTCGCTTGCACGACCAGCGAAATCAACACCGTTCGGGAGAACCAAGTCAGCCGTTGCCAAGGTGAAGGCGTTGCGATGGCAAACGATGCTCTGGGGGCCGGTGACGCGGGTAGCAGCCGAAGATGCGACACCTTGAACCGTGATTGCAGCGGTGCTTCCGGGGGTGTTGGTGACATTCTGGAACTGACCACCGTAGATGATCGCGGGGGAAACAGTTACCGAAGTGCCACCAGCAGCCATGGCAGTCGTAACCACGAAGTTACGCAGCTTCCCGTAGGACTGACGGTTCTGGGGGTTGACGCCATAAACGCCTGCAATCTGGATCACATCGCCGGGGTTCAGCAAACAAGAACCCGTGTTGCTGATGGTGATGGTGGAGGTTTGCGCCCAGCCCGTAGCCAGACCAGCGTTGCTTTGGTTCATTGCCAAAGTGACGGCGGAAGTGCCGTAGGCGAAAGCGTGATTGACAACGTTCTGGTCCATGTACCAGTCCATTCCGCCGGTGTCTTTACCCATCATCCCCTTGCGGAACTGCTCGGAGATTTTGGCTTGCGGATTGAACACACCCTTCAGCGCATCAACCATGTTCACATTACTGAACTGGTCAATAAAGGTGCGGCGTTGACCGTCGCGAGGGGCTGCTTCCGAATCCAGATAGGCTTGCGCCGTCAGGAATGTCAGGAGAGCGTTGGGAAGGGTGCCGGGAGTACCGACGAAGTTGGCGGTGTTGTTCTTTGCCATCGTCAGGCCGTCATAGTCCAGACGGTTTGCGATGTTGGCAATGGCGGGTTTCAGGACGCGATTGGAGAAGTCATCCAAGCTCAAGGTCAAATCTTGAGTATTGAACTGGGCCGCTACTTGGTATTGAGTCGTCAGCGTCACCGGAACATAGGTTTCGTTGAAGTCCTCAAGGCTCAAGTTCGGGCCTGTTGCGCCAATGTAACGAGCTGGTTTGCGGACATTGATCGTTGCGCCGATCTTTGCACCGTCAACGGCGAAACGGTCGTCGTATTCGCGTGTTACACCATCAGCAAAGACGCATTCGTTTTCAAGGACCATCAACGCTTCTTGCGTGATGTCCGAGATCGTAAGTAAGGTATTAGCCATGATTGGCTCCTATGTAAATGAGGTTGGTGTTCTGTGGCGGCTCTTTTACGCGGAGTCTGGCGAGTGCCTTGACGCTGGCTAGCGGGTACTTCTGAATCTTTAGTGCTTAACCCTTGTAACCTTTCGCTCTCGCGGCTTTGTAGTCTGCGAGGCTTTTCCAAGTCCCGTCTGGGTTGCGTCCGGGAACTTCATTGGTGACGGCTGACCGAACCGGCGTAATCGGGGCCGGGGCGTTTGACACCTGAACGGGAGGGTCGGTCGGCTTCTCGTCAGGTGAAGGCTTATTTTCCAGCGCGGTTTCCAGCTTTCCGATATATCGAACAGCGGCTACCGGGGTCATTTTGTTGATCTTCTCAGCTTCTTCTGGATTCTTCGCCAGGTGGTAGAGAAGATTGGGGCCGACTTCTGAAGTCTTAATCGCGTCTCTTACCCAATCGGGTACGGCGACATTGGACCCACTCAACACGGATTGGAAGTCGGGAATCGCTTGGGCAGCGTGTTTCACCCTTTCAGTCCACTCGGATTCAATCCGTTGAGCTTCCCGCTTGGCCTCCTCGGCCTTCTGCTCCTTCAGGACTTGGGCGCGTTCCCACTTTTTCAGGTCATCACGATACTTTGCAATGTCCGTGTATTTGGAGGGATCGGGTTCCTCGTCCGGGACTTCGGCAGGAGGATTGAGCTTGGCCTGAAGTTCGGCGTTTTCACGCTCTAACCGTTCAGCCTTCTCAATGGCTTCCCTGCGGTCCTTGGTGAGCTTTTCCCACCGATCCCGAGCTTCGCGCTTGCGCTTTTCTTCGGGCGTTTCTTCGTGTGTTTCTGGAGGATCAGCCTTAACTTCGGGCTTTTCCGGTTCCGCTTGCGCTGCGGGTGCGGGGGCTGCCTTTACCTCGACAGGAGGGGTTTCAACTTTCGGTGCAATGTCCAGTGCTTTCGCGTGAAATGTGGACAAGTTTTCACTCGTCACCACATTCGGGGTGCGTTCTGCCATGTTTACTCCATGAATTTCCGGCTGACGGAGCCGGGCCGATTATGCTGTTGCTGCTGCTGCGGTGTCTTTCGAGGCTTTATCAGCCATGCGCTCGTCTATACGAGCGAGTAGGAGGGCAATATGGCCCTTCATTTCTTCCACGGTCATTGCTGTGTGCGCTTTGACCAATGTATCCCGGATGGCCGTTCGCTCGCGTGTATCCACATCGTGGGCCTTGGTCACCAGTTCCATGTGGGTGCGCTGGGTTTCTCCGGCTTGCTTCATCTGCTCGATGCCAGTCTTGTACTTCAGTTCCATTTCCATGCCCTGAAGCTGCTGTCCGGCCTGTTGCAACTGTTGCTGCAACTGCTTAATCATCATCTGGGCCTGGGGAGGAATGTCGGACTGCTCATCAATTTGAGCCAACGGATTAGCAGCAGCCATCCGGTCTGCAATGACTTCAGCGCCGGGAAAGTCCATATTCCTGAAAATTAAATCACCAGCAATCTTCATCAGGTCGGGATCAACCGAGAGCAACGCGGTCATGGTTTCCACCGCTTCCTGTCGCTTGGTGTCGTATCCCGGCCCGGTTTCCATCACCACATCGTATTCGCCCACGCGAATGTCGTTTAAAACCTCGCCGGTTTCCTGTACCTGGTTGATCGTGGTTAATTTGGGCCTTCCATCAGCACCGATAATCCGCAAGACCCTCTCCGTGTCGTAATACACCGGAAGCCAGTCGAGAATGATCCGGCCCACATGTTTGATGGAACGGGTCAGGTTGTCGTAAAAGTGGAAATTGGTGATTTCCCCCTGCGACTGCTCGGCACGGATGGCTTTACCACTCCGAGGGCCTCCGGTTTCCACGGCGGGATCGAAGATTCCCAATACGCGTTTGAGGTTCTGGCTTGAGGCTAGGGCGGCTTCAATCGCCCCTGCGGGCGGTGGTTCGGGCTGAAGCCTTTGCGGGACCGGAGCATCCTGCCCGTAAATGTCCTTGGTCTTGTAGTGGAGGGTCGCCTTGGCGGTGATGTTGGCCTGCGCCCACTCATCCTCGTAACCCTCATCCTGCCCTTCCGCAATCAGCCATTTTGTCTTTGGGGCCAGAGCAACGGATTCGGTGATCGAGGTCTGCCAGAAATTGACCATCCGCTGGGGATCTTTCGCCATCCTGACCATACCCATGTGGCGGATTTTCCCGTCCTTGAAGTACCGAATCCCGTAAACAGGAACAACGGGGATAAACTTCCCACCCAACTCGCGTTCTTCCAACACCTCAAACTGGGTGAGCTTTCTCCACTTTACCACCCGTTTTGAGCTATCTCTCTCACGGATAACCTGAATCCCGTAAGGAAGCACGGGCGGTAATTGCGACTTGAAGATGCTCATCCCATTGGACAGGAGCAAGAGCTTTTCAGCCTTATGCTCTACATGGAAATATTCGGCTACCCGAATCTCGTCCTTGGTGAGCCAGTCGCCCGTATCCCCCGAACCTCTGACCTGAAACCCGCGTTTCTTGGCACCTGGATACAAACGCTTGTAGGTGTCAATCGGCACCATGTCGGTGACAATGCACGATTCCGCGTCCGACCCATCGGGAAGCACCGAAAACGGGTCAAAATAGACGCTAAACGGGTTTTCTATCCCCTGAATGAGGATTTCCTGATCGAAGGACTTTTCCCCCGTGTACTCCGTCCCAACGCGGATAAATCCCCTGCCCGAAGTCACGGCGTAGTCAGATGCCGTGTCGTAGGCGTAATCAGCATCCGAGCGTTGCTCGATGTGTCTTGTGATCCCGGTGATGATTTCAGCCAGTCTTGCGTCAGACTGGTTGTTCGTTCCGTGGCACTTGATTCGAGGACGCTGTTGCCTGATCTGGTTCGTGACTTGACGGATTGCCGTATCAAGTTCGTTGATCGTCAGCATGGGACGAGATTGGAGTTTCCGGCTCATTTGGTCGGTAGTGGACCACTGCTCCCCAAAGCGGAAGCGCAAGTCCTCTATGGCCTCGGCGCGGCTCGTGGTTTCCCCTTCCATGGAGAGCCGGAGAAACTCAACGGCCTCTTGGATGATGTCTTTATCGCTCATTTGGGCCTAAAGTGGGAGAAACTTGCGTACCGATCGGCGAGCGAATGAGACAAAGTGGGAAATTTTTACCATTTTTATCCCATCCAGCTCATCGGTTGAGGAACAACAACCCGTTTAGGCCGGGCAGCTTGCACCCTTCTGGCCCCTTCACAGGCGTATCTGAGCGAGTCAATGACATGGTTGTTCTTGTCCTCAAGGATGGGAATGACGCGACCAGTTAACGGATCGGTCTTGTATGAATAAAGGGTTAGTTCGTCAATCAGGTGTTTACAGCGGGGGTGAACCACAATGTCAAAGGACTTGAGGAATTCCACCCCTTCTTCGAGGCTTCGCGCCCCCTTAACAGCAGGGAGAATCTTCGGGAAACCGTGGGTCTGCATGTACTGGATGGTTTCGGGGCGAGCAGAATCCGCCACAATCGGCCATTTTTCGGCTTCCGGAACCGACATGAACAACGCAGGAAGGTTGACGATCTCGCAACCTATCTGATACGCCTCGTAGTCCACATAAAGCCTGTGCCCGTCAATGTCACACCTGACCAGCACAGAGGGATCAATGGAGAATCCCCAATCCGCACCGAACCGGTGACAGGTTCCTGGCGGGCGCTCGAATTCCTCTATCACCCAGTTCCGGAATACCCTCGATTCGGAGTTACGCTGGTACTCTCCCAGCCAGATATGGGCAAACTTGTCAGGGTCGCGCCTCTGGTCGTATTCCAGTTCTGCCCGGAGAACATCGGGGAGCCATCCGTTGTCCCGGTAATTGGCCCGTATCACCCTTGCGTCAGGAGGCAGAACATCCCCCCGGAGCAACGCATCTACTGGGTCCGTAGCGAGGTTAGGGTTCCAACTGAACCAAAGCTGGCTATTGGGTTTACGGATTGTCGGGCGTAATAGGTCTAGGCTTCGCTGACTCAAGCTCTGGGCTTCTTCAACCCAGGCCACATCGAAGCCCTCCAAGGACTTGATAGATTCGGCAGTATGGTTCTTCATCCCCTGGAAGATGATGAGTGAACCGTTTGCCCCCAGAATCTTGTCGTACT